ATCTTGGTTTGACTAGCCCGTAAAGTCTTGCTATACCATTCATTTGGGTTAAGGTTAGCGTACTGGTAGATGTCGTAAAAGGTGTTATGACCCTTTGGAGTGCCAATAAATACAGCCCAAGTCTTGTACCCATTCATGTCGTTGCGGTCAGAAAGCAATGGTCTAATGACTTCGCCCCAAACTTTAGGGCTTCGCATATCTGCGTATTCGTCTAATATTACCCCGTCTAGGTACATACCCCTAAGTGCGTCAGGATTGTCTGCACCAAACAAACGAATTCTAGCCCCGTTAAACAATTCAACCCACAATTCGGAGATATTGTGTTTGACCCTTGCAGGCTCGCTAAACTGCATAAGGTAATCAAAAGCAATAGACTTAGCTTGAGCATAGTACGGGGCAATATAGGCGTATCGGGCATTTGGTTTATCTTCTGTAATAGCTCGCCATATCAAGTCATTAATACACGCTACAGTCTTACCACAGCGTCTATGAGCCACAATAACAGCCCATCGTTGTTGGCGGTCATGGAAGTCTAGGAATACATCTCTAGGCTTATATAGTTCTATTTTGACATCAGTAAAGTCTGCTACTTCTTCCATGAAACCACATAACGGATAGGTTTATCTTCGCTACCAGTATGTTCAGTACGGGCTAGTTTAGGTACATGGTATTCAGCCACTTGCATAAAGCAGTCAAATGCGTGTTTAGGGCCGTATTTAGGGTCATCAGCAATAGCTTCTAGCCACTCTTGGAGCTTATAGCTATTACCATCAACAAACCTTGCTATGGCTTCTCTAGCCAATGCGGTTGATTTATTAGGGCTACCAGCAGGTCTGCCTGCCCCTTTAATATTCTTTAATTGTTTATTTTCCATACTTATCCAAGTGATTGATTAAGTTAGGGTTTATTCTACTACCTTTTTTAGTTCTTGCTCTAGTATTTCTTTGCGGGTCATTGGCTTACTGTTTTGTTCTAGTATCTTTACATTGCTAGGCTCAAATACTACAAAGTTGCTTGTGCCGCCAGTTTTACGGCTACCTTCATCTAAGTAGCGTATACCTTTAATGCCATACTCATTTAAGTAATCTGACATAAATTGTTCAGGGTTCTGTTGCCCTGCATTACCCATTTTTTTAACTTGTTCTTTGTATAACGCTTGACCAGTCGCTTGCCTAGGGTCATCAAACGCTGACGGAAATCTATCTTTTAAGATGGCTTGGACTTGAGGTGTTTGTTTGCTTAATGGCTTATCCCAATCCAACATCATAGGTATGTCTGCATCAGGTATATCTACTTTGTATAGATTGCCTAATGGATTAGTAACAATTCTTTCGACATTGTTTACGCCATCGTAATAAAGCTGTTTTACAGTTGGAGTAGGGGCATTTTCAGCCATATATTGCATTTGATTTCTTGCTTCATTTATGGCTTCTTTAGAAGTGCCACCTGTTTCTACTCTTTGGTCATAGATTTTACGAATATTATTAACTATTGCTTTAGCAACAATTTCATCGTTAGGCGTAGCATATTGCTTTGCAACAGCGGGGTTTTCAGCAAAGTACATCCCATGCCCATAAGCCTGTGCTCCTTCGCCAGTTCCTACCTTGCTAATGTCAAATTTGCCTTTAATAGTATGGGGTGTGCCATGATAAGCCACAATGCTTGGCATAAAGCCTTGATTTACCATGTAATTCTCTGCCATTTGACCTGCTTTGGGGGCTAATGCTTTAGCAACTGGTATTACTGCGGGGGTTGCCATAGCAGCATAACCAAATGGTTCACCTTGTTCGTAGCCTTGCATATAGGCTTGGTAGTTGGGGTCTAATACTGTGCCTTGTTGAGCGGGTAAGCCTGTAGCACCTGCCGCAAAGCCTGTTTCCCTAGGCATAGGGTTTTTACCTGTCAATAGCTGAATAAACGCTTGTGGGTTAGTTACAAAGCGTTGTGCTTCAGTAGGCAAATTAACTAATTTATCCGCACCTTGTCGGAGCAAATCAGCCAAATTAGCCATATCAAGCTATGTCCTTTTGAAACTTATTAAAGTGTGTCAGCAAAGCTGCTTTACGCTTCATGCGTTTTTCTTCGTTGCCTACTAACTTACTGGGTTTACCACCCTTCATTGAGAAGTCTAGCTTCTTTGGTTCTTTAGTTTTCATTACATATCCTTCATTTTGTCGGTCAGCATTTGTTTTCTAGTCTTTTTGGGCGGTTTTGCCGTCTTAGCCGACTCAATAAAGTCTTGCTTAGTAGGGGCATCTTTGCTACCAACCTTGTTCATCTTTTCGCCTGAACCAGCTTTGATTCGCTCACGCTTGGCGTGGATGTTTGCGTATAGTCCTTGTTTAGCCACAGTTCCATCTCCTCATAGATGCTTTTGCTCGTTCAGCGTTCTTGCTGTTTTTTACTACTCCGCCCATTCTTGCACAAAAACTAGCTTTTCTACCCTTATCGGCATCGGTTTTAGGATTTGGGGCGGGGGCTTTTAAATTGGCGTTGTTCTTACGATTGTAGGCTTCACGACCTTTGGCGGTCATACCAGCCCCTTGGTCGGTAGGCAGATAGTTCTTACCCTTACCTGTAGTGGTCTTGGGTATCTGCTTATCCATCGCAGCACGAATTTGGTCTTGGCGGCTCATTTTAAGAACTTTAACTTGTAAGTCGTAGTGTTAATTAAGTCGGCAATTTCATCAATAATGTTCTGTAGTTCGCTATCTTGCGGTAAATCTTGGCGAGCTTCTTTAACAAAGTTCTGTAAAGATTCCATGTAGCGTAAAGGGTCTTTAGGTTGGTGGTACACATTTGGAAATGCGGTGAACTTACCATAAATACCAGCGTGGGATTCAGCAAAGCTGTCAGTTAAATCTACAATGGCTTCGTAGTATTTTTGCAACGCTTTGTGGCGTGAATAGGAATCCGTTGTGAAATGGAAGAAATGCGTATTAGTCGCAGAATGTAGTAATGTAGCTACAAATAAAGCACAATTTTCCATGCAAACTCCTTGTTTCTAATGATTATAGTCTTTCTTTTCAATTAATCCAATCACTCTTAATGCAGATTCAGGGCTATCCACTCGGCTTAATGGCCCACCTTTCCAATTAGCTATAAACTTTAATTGTTCTGCGGTGAACTTGGCTTTAGCATCCCGTTTTACTTCCATCAAGATAGTTTCGCCATTAAAAGTGACCAATAAATCGGGAATTCCTTTACCGACTTTAGATAAGTCATACACATCAGCACCCGCTTGTCTTAGAGTTTTTACTATTTCAGCTTGGTTAGCGTCAGTTCTTTTAGCGTATGCCATTGTTTTTTAACAGTAATCGGTTAAGATATGCTAACTTTACCATTATAAGGTATGTTATGGCTAAAAATCAGTATGGTAATTACATTAGTGATGATGAATTTATAGAGAAGTGGAAATCATACCCCAGCCCTACAGCAATGGCAGAGTATTTAGGTACAGGTGTTCGTTCGGTTATGAATCGTAGGCGGTCAGTAGAAATTAGATTAAATGTGACACTAGAAACCGACCTTAGTTACAAGTTAGCAAAATGCAAAGAAGCAGTTGAGCAAGCTAGGGCTGAAAAAACAAAACGCAAAGAATTGCTACAAGAACGCTTAGAAGCTACTACCCATAGCGTCAGGCGTGGTATGGAAATGGAAAAAGGGCGTGTCATTATATTTTCAGATGCCCACTTTACCGACCACACTACAACAGGGTTTAAAGCACTTATCAAATTTATTGAGCATTTTAAGCCAAAAGCTATTATCTGTAACGGAGATGCCTTTGACGGGGCAATACTCAGCCGCTTCCCAAAGATAAATTTTGACCGCCAACCTAGCGTATTAGACGAACTAAACTATTGTAAAACGCATTTAGATGCTATCGAAAAGGTACGCCCAGCAGGGTGTAAGCTAATATGGACGCTGGGTAACCATGATATGCGGTATGAGTCTGCTCTTGTATCTAGAGCCAGCGAATACGCTGGGGTGCAGGGTTTTTCATTAAAAGACCACTTCCCCCATTGGGAAACCTGTTGGTCATTTTGGGTCAATGATGATACTGTTATTAAGCACAGGCACAAGGGCGGTAGATATGCAGGCTATAACAATGTCCAAGCCAGTTTTAGTAATATCTTTACAGGGCATACCCATGTCTTAACTCTAAGTCCTATATCGACTTTTGACCAAAAGACTTACTGGGGTGTGCAAACAGGCACTTTAGCGGATGTTAATGCAGAGAGCTTCAGCTATACAGAAGATAACGCAAAGGATTGGCGGCAAGGGTTTGTCATGGCTTCGTGGGAGCGTGGTAGGCTTTTAATGCCTGAGATGATTCAAGTTTGCGGAGAAAACGAGGTAGAGTTTCGTGGAGAGATATTAGAAGTATGAAGCTCACGCCTAAAATTATTGAAAACATCTATGCCATGCTGTATTGCTGCGAGCCTTTTGCGTCTTGGGATTTGCCCCTACCTGAAGAATGTAAGTTTATAGTCGATAGCGATTTTGACGCTATGGGTACTTATTTATATGACGATGGGGAAAAACACGCTCATACCATAACTATATCTGACGCTAGATGCGGGCATTTAGACACAGTAATTAGGACTATGGCTCACGAGATGATTCATGCAAGCCGTTGGAATACTTCTACCCAAGCGTGGACTAAACACGATAAGACCTTTAGAAATAGGGCAAAAATGGTCGCTACCGAGCTTGGTTTTGACCCACTCGAACTTTAACTATATCTAGTAAGGTATCGAACTCAACTTGGTGGTATCGCTCAAAAGCCTTTGCTCCGAGTCCATGCACACCTGTAGCACCTCTGTGATGCTCGGTACATAAGGGGAGTATTGGTGCATTTGCCCGTTTACCCCCGAATCGTCTGACATGGTGAAGCTCTGCGGGGGTGTCATTGAAGCCCAAGTGGTAGCATAAGACGCAACCAAGTCTTGCAATATTGTCATGGCGTTTTTTATCCTTTTTGTTCATTGAATGTTTGCATCTTTTTGCAGTACATCCTCTAGTTCTTGAGCATAATCAGTTATATCGCAACTAAGCAGATAGGCTTCGGTATCGTTATTTTTAAGTTTAAGTTCATGCACCCGTTTCATAGTACGGGTAATGTCTAAGAAAACTTCTGCGTAATCTCTCATCGTGTCAACCTTTCTAAGTTGCGATTATTGGCCTGTTCACTTCTCCATGCCTCAAATTTCATTTGAGCAATGGCAAATTCTAATTTAAGCAAAGATTTAAGTGCTGTGGTTTCGGCAATTTTTTGATTGTGGTCTTGAAATTCTTGACTAGCGTAGGCTTCCCGTTCTTGACCGCCCAGCGATTGTTCACCGCTTTTTTTCATCATAATTGATTTAACGCTGTTTTTTGAACCTTCTAAACCAGCTAAATTGCCCTCAGCATCACTTAGCGGTTTTTTAAGTCGTTCCATTTCTTCAAATAATTCGTAAATATTTATTTCCATATTTCCCCCTAAAAAGTGCATTTAACAATGTATTCAGCGTCATCCAATTCCTGAATTTTTAAGTTGTAGCAGTCACCCATAATTTCAAATCGGTTACTACCATCAATCGTGCCTTTTTTAACAAAAGACGCTTTTCTATAAAACTCTGTTTTATCCATCATTCCAACTATCCAAGCTTTATCAAAAGTTTCGCTTACCCGTACAAAACAATAAAAATTACATTTTTGATTTGGGTTGTAAGCATAAATAGTGCATTCGTAATGAGGTTGCGGAATAACTTTAGTGCGTTTACTTTTAACATCAACTGTTCTGCCGTCAGGAAGAAGTAAGTCGTACTCGTAAGTATTGGCAATTTTGCCGCCAATAATTGACCAAGCCGCATATTCTCCCAAAAAACCCACAATGTTGCCTTCACCTTCGGTAATACTGTGACGCAAAGTACCCATTTCTTTAGCCTTTTTGTGTGCTAATTCACGCATTTGGTCAGTTATTAAAACTTGCCTAATCAATCCACTCCCCCCAATTACCTTGATTTTTTTTACCATATTGGTCAGCATAGCCTTGTAGTAAATTACTATCAATTTGGTATTTTGATAGGTATTCCCTAAACTTTGCTAACCCCCATTGACTACGCCACTTGCAGAGCAATCTGACCCCGCTTTGGTATTTAAACTCTTGCTCAGTCAATCTCCATCCCCATTCGCATCATACATTTCTTCTTTAAAGTATCGTAGCTATCGTACCCGTTACCCAGTATTCCTAGTTCACGAGCTTTGTTCTCAATACCTTGTTGGCTAAACATCCACGACCTATCCACTTTTTCTTTAACTGGGGTCATGTCTAAAACATCTTCCCATCGTGCAGCATTAATCCAACTGGCAGGGTACGGGATATAGTCTATTTCGGTGCGTTTAAGTTGCCAATGTCTAAGGTGCTTAGGCAAGGCTTCTAAGGCTTCACGCTTTTCAAGGTCAGTCAATCGTTTCCAAGCAATCTCAGCTTTTTTCTTTGCGACCTTTTTGGGCCAATTTACCCAAAACTTTTCAAAATCCACACATCCCCCTATTTTGTTGCAAGTATATAAAGTCCAATATTACTAAACGCATAACCACTATATACAACAGCCATAGCTGTATTACCTTTAAAGGCTTGTTCTATACCTATATAGGCATAAATAAGCCCCGTCACAATAATTAACCAAGAACTCATAATGCGTCAAAGTTATAAAACCATTCATCTTTAGCTGACCATTTAGCGTGGTTCTCAACGCTGTAGACCTCAGTAGGTATCTTAAAGTCGGGAGTCTTTAATACAGCAGGCACAAGCGACACATCGTACCAAAGGCATCTGTTATTGGGCTGGCAAGCAAACTGCCCGTTATCGAGTTTAATAAAGTTATACGACTTATGTTCCTCGACCCCCTCGCTAAAGCTGGTATCCAAGCGGTTAGCTTCAGGGCTGGCAAAGTCAATCGTAAAAAGATAGTTACCAAAATGAAACTGT